CAAACCTACGTTGATACGCAACTAGGCAAGGGATTTCGAGGCAAGTTGTTTATCGAAGCACCTGCCGGGATGTTTCGCGAAGAATCAAAGGCCAGGGAGTTCCTGCAACACTTCAACGAGACCGAAGCCGGTGCAGACAATGCCGGTAAGGCGGCGATGCTGCGAGAAGGAATGAAGGTCAACGCAGTAAGCGTGACAAACCAGGACTCGCAGTTTATCGAATTGCAAAAGTTCACTCGTCAAGATGTTGGTATGCTGTTTGGAATCGAAGCCATGCCCGGCGATCCAGATGGATCAAGCTACAACGGACATGAGCAGAAAAACCTAGCATACTTGGTTGCGTTAGATCGATGGTTGGTTAAGTTCGAGGAGCAGTGCGACATGAAATTGCTGACACAGTCGCAGAAAATACGCAGAAGCCACTTCCACAAGTTTAACCGCGCATCGATCCACAGGACGGATTTGCAGACTACCACAAGTTCGTTGGCATTGCTTGTAACGCACAGAATCATGTCTCCAAACGAAGCTCGGGCGAAGCTGGACCTAAACCCTTACGAAGGTGGCGACGAGTTTGCCAATCCAGCAATAACTCCTGGGGCTCCGCAGCAAGACGAGTCTGAATCTAACGCATCGCCAGAAGAAGACGAATCAAGCGAAGATGATGCATCGGAAGATACTCAGGAAGAGCAGACTCAAGCGTCAGCAATGGCAAGTCGCGCCGTTGAGGAAACCATCCGCAGTCTAATCAAGACCGAAGCGAATAACGCCATCGCAGGCGCGAAATCAAAGAACTTTGGCGTTTGGATCAATAAAAACTACCCGAAATGGGAATCGAAGCTTGCTGAAAAGCTTGAAGCATTGGGAATTGATCGCGATCTGGCAACAAAACATTGTCAAGAAAGCGTTGATGCTCTATGTAAGATAGCTGCAAAAGAAACAAGCAACCTGCCGAACGCTATTGCTGCCGAGGTTGCTGTTTGGACCGATAGAACATTCAACCTGATGGGAATCAATAAATGATCGCAATCAACAAGGCCAAGAACGAACTGTTTGTGGACGGAGTCATCGGAGCGGACTGGACTGGCGAAGGAGTCACCGCAATGTCCGTTTCCGATGCTCTTGAAAGCCTAGACGGCGGAAGAGCCACCGTGCGAATCAACTCTCCAGGTGGATCGGCCGACGAGGGGATCGCGATTTTTAACACGCTGAAACGCTATCCTGGGGGCGTAGACACGGTAAACGAAGCCCTAGCGGCATCTGCGGCATCGGTTGTTTTCCTGGCTGGAGAAACGCGAACAATGTCCTCAGGATCTAGATTGATGATCCATCGAGCATTGACCATTGAAATCGGGAACGCCGACAGGATGCGCAAAACTGCTGATGTCCTTGAGGAATACGACAAGGCTCTAATTGAAATATATTCGCAATACATGGATGACTCCGAGGAAGAAATCATGTCATTGCTTTCAGCAGAAACATGGTATTCGGCAGACAACGCAGTTTCGGCAGGACTGGCTACCTCGAAGACTGAAAAGAAATCAAAAGCGAAGGCAGCAATGGCGGCATGGTTTAAGAATCCTCCAGAGGATATTGCAATTCAGTCGCACCGCAGAGACCTCGTGAAATCTAGGCTGGCGTTTGCAAACTTGACAACTGCCAAAAACAAATAATAATGCTTGAGCGTTGAGCAAAAGTCTCACGCAATTTTGTCGAGGATTTCAAGTCCGTGATTATTGGCTTGGTTCCTGACTGTGAATCGTTTTGTTTCGTTTCCCAGTCGGTTATCAGGCTATTTTTATGCCTGTGCCGATGTTTACACAGGATTTTGACATGAAATCTCCAATCGAACTGAGCAAGGAAATTCAAGCCTTGCAAGCTAAGGTCGAAGGCATCCAAGCACTTGCTGCCGAAGAAAGCCGCGATTTTACCGCTGAAGAAACTCTTGAAATCGATGCGATCATCGATAAGCAGATTCCAAAGCTTTCCGACGATCTACGTCGCGCCGAGAAGGTGCAGAACTTTGTTGCCGCCAAGGTAGCAAAGATCGAATCGCCTGAGGCCGAAAAGCCACAAGCTAAGATCCCTGCACAGGCTCGCGCCTACCGCAAGCTTGAAGCTTTTAAGAACGAATACGATGCCTATTCATCCGGTCAGTTTGTTCTGGCAAACCTGTTTAACAACAGCAAGGCAAAGCAATTCTGTGCCGATAATGGCATCCGAAACGCAATGTCCACCGGCGACAATACCCTCGGCGGATTCCTGGTTCCAGAGCCAATGGAAGCGGCAATCATCGAACTGCGAGAGCAATTCGGTGTTGCCCGTCAAAACAGTCGCGTTTGGCCGATGGCCGATAGCGTCACGATTGTTCCGAAGCTCGCTGGTGAAGTGACTGGTTACTACGTTGGCGAAGGCTCAACGATCACCGCTTCGGATATGACTGTCCAACAAGTCAAGCTTGATGCCAAGAAACTGGCAGCAATGGTTGTCGTTTCTTCCGAGCTGTCCGAAGATTCGGTTATCAGCGTTGCAGAAATGGTTTCGCGATCCGTTGCCTACACGATGGCAGTCAAAGAGGACGAAGCACTGTTCTTGGGAGACGGAACGTCGACCTACGGTGGCATCGTTGGGCTTGCAGGAGCGTTGGCGGCAGGTTCGCTGGTTACAGCGACCTCTTTGCAAACCTTCTCGGCGTTGACGTTCGCCAGCTTCGAGTCTGTCGTTGGTGCATGCAAGATGTACAGCGGCATTCAGCCAAGGTGGTATATCAGCAACGCTGGTTGGTCAGCATCCATGCAACGTCTAGCAAATGCTGCTGGTGGCGTGACGATGGCTGAAATTGCTGGTGGCATGAGCCGAAGTTTCCTTGGTTACCCAGTTGTGGTTTCGCAAGTTCTTGAGTCGCGACTCACCGGGACAACTGGTCTGCGTGCTTGCTATTTTGGTGACCTGTCGATGGGATCCTACCTCGGAACCCGTCGCGGTATCTCGATTGCATTGGACTCAAGCCGATACTTTGAGCTTGATCAAGTAGCAATTAAGGCTACTCAGCGATTCGACATCAACGTCCATGATCGCGGCACCGCATCCGCTTCCGGCGGACTCATTGGTCTCGTCTTCGGTTGATCCTAACCGCTTAACCGCTTCCTCCGAGCGGTTCTGCTGCCGCTGGATTCGTCTGGCGGCAGCTTTTTGATTTACAACAATTTTAAAACAGGAATTTAAATATGAAGAATTTGCAATCTGTCAAGCGAAACGTAATGCTTGCGCCAATCACTGCTGCGACCACTGCCAGAACCGCAAACCTCGATTGTGCTGGTGCTGATTATGCAACAATCGAAATTGTCCTCGGCGCAGAACTGAACACGAACAGCACAAACGTCGCTGTTCGTTTGCTTGAGTCGGACAACACGACAGCCTCAAACTTTGCTACGTTCAACTCGTCGTTCAACCGAACGCTCGACAACACGGCAGCAATGGTTGCAGCGTTCAATGTCGACCTGAAGGCTCGCAAGCGTTATTTGCGAATCGAGGTAACGCCCGACACGACCACCAACGGGACTGTTCTTTCTGCGGTTGTCGGAAACCTCGATCTTGAGATCGTGAACAGTGCGAACAGCAGCAATGCTGACGTAGTTGTTGTTGGCTAGTCTTAAACTGCTCGGAGGAAGAGATGGTTGAGGAAAGTAAGCAAATTAAGGTTAAGGCGTTGATGACGGCACCTAGGTATGAAAATACTTGGTGTAGAAATCAAATTGAAGCAGTGCTAAAGCACATGAAAATTACGTTCGAGATTTCGCTCGGCGTATATTACGGTCAGTGCATGCAGATGATGATGGAAAGTTCCGTTGCAGAAACGGACTACCTAATTACCATCGATGGCGACACATGCTTTAAGCCAAGTCAATTGCAAAGATTGCTAAACATCATTGTCCAAGAGGACATGGATGCTTTAGCAGGAATGCAAATTCGCAGGGGAAAGAAATCAATGCTAGGTGCAATCCTTGGCGCGGATACAACGACCTGCAAATGGTCTGGCTATCCGGTCAAGGTGGACACGGCGCACTTCGGTCTGACGGTGATAAACTCAAGGAAACTTGAGCAAGTCCAGAAGCCATGGTTTTTCTGCCAGCCTGACGATAAGGGACAGTGGGGAGACGCTAAAATCGACTCCGATGTTTGGTTTTGGTTACAGTGGCAAAAGGCAGGTAACAGCGTGTTCATCGATCCAGATTGTCGACTTGGTCATGTCGAAGAGATGGTGACGATTTACAACGAAAACTACGAGCCTGTCCACATGTACCCGAAGGAATGGATTGAACACGATGTTGATACGACTTTTGAAGATGTGGCACCGCAAGGAGACGGCATCAGTTGTTGATGTCACTCCTGGTGTTGCTGATTACTTGATACGGGCAGGCATTGGTGAATCTTATGATGAAAATCCAAGCAGAACTAGTAACGGGGCCGACAGCGGAACCGTTGAGCCTGTCCGAGGTAAAAAAACATCTCGAGATCGCAACCAGCGATACGGCGCATGACACGCATTTATCGTCGCTGATCAGCGAAGCCAGAGAGCAATGGGAATCAGATACTGACTCGGTGACCTGCTACCAGACCTATAAGGTCAGGGTAGAAGGATTGCGAGACAAGTTCCGGTTGCCAAAAGGCCCAATCGAGTCAATAACATCGATCACCTACTTTGATGGCAACAACGCACAGCAAACATTGTCCACTTCGCTTTACCAACTGCACATCGACGAGTTCAGGATCGCCTACCAGCAAATCCTGCCGACGACATCAGCTCGATGGGATGCGTGGACAGTGAACTACCGATGCGGCTACTCGCAGGACGCTACGCTCGTACCGGCGATTGCCAAACGAGCCATGCTGCTGCTTGTCGGCCATTACTTTGAAAATCGCGACATGCTGATGAGTGACGCGATCCAGACCATGAAGCCATACGAGGCACTCGTAACGCGGTTCATGCGGAGCAACTACCCATGAGCGGCAGACCACGCGATCTCAAGGTTGGAGCGATGCGGCAGCGGTGCACCGTTCAGCAAGTCACCGAGACGCAGGACGATGCAGGCCAGCCAGTCGTTACTTGGTCGAATTATGTCGTCGATGAGCCTTGCCAGTTCATCCCGACAGGCGGAAACGAAACCATGCGAGGTCGCCAGCTTGAAGCAGGCACCAAAGCAATTTTTCGCGTCCGCTTTCGATCCGGCTACCAACCAGAGATGCGGATCGTTTACGGATCAACAAACTACGGTATTACCTACGTCAACCAGATCGATGGATTGCGTCGGTACATCGAATTGGTGTGCGTAACATGAGCATTGAAATCCAAATCAACATGGACTTGGTTCGAGCACTGGAGGCGATCGATATTCGCCTGCGATCCGGTCCGCTGGATCGTTGCTTAAAAGCCTACGGCCAGCCCATCGCCGACTACGCAAAGACCATTGCACCGAGCAGTCAGCAAACGGGCAGTCGTAAGAAATGGTCGGACAAGTACAAGCTCAACGCCGAGTACCAAAACGAATCGCGAAAGCATTACGGGGTCAAGGTGCTCAAAGCATCCGTCGGCGTGATTGTCGGAGCGAAGTGGACAAAGGGAAACAAGCAGCAATTTGTGCATCCGTTCAAGAAAGGCGACAGTTACAAGCGTCACGTTCTGTGGAACAAAAAAGTGGTGACGATCCGTTTTCCACGCGACGAGCAACCCATCGTAAAAGCTGTTCGCACCATGCAATCCGCCGCCGAAGCAGCATTCCGAACCCAACTAGAAAAAGAAATGAAGGAGCTGAAACTTGGCTAAAAACCTCCGCGTATCCACGCTCACCATCGCCAACGGTGCAACCGTCAGCAGCACGCTCACACTCGAAAACAACCGCGTTCCTTTGGCTGTCATCACTCCAGCAGCAATGACCGGATCGGCATTGACGTTCCAGGCTTCCGATGACGGCTCGACGTTTTATCCGCTCTACAACGAGAGCAGCTCCTACAGCGTCACAATCGGAACATCAACCGCTCGGCACTACGCACTCGCACGGCAACCGATGGAAGGCGTGAAGTTCTTCCAGGTCGTCAGCGGATCGGCTGAGGGTGCATCACGAACCATCAAAATCATCAGCGGGGAATAGATGTCAGCGATTGGCGAGGCATTCCGAACAAAGCTACTTTCGTACTCGACGGTCTCAACCATCGTCGGTCAGCGAATGTACCCAGACGCGTTAAAGGTAAACGCTTCGATGCCTGCCATCGTCTATTACGTCATCAGCACCGAGCGAGATCATTTCGTCGGAGGATTAACGAAAGCCGCTCACGCACGAATCCAGATCGAATGCTACGCATCGACACGCACGGCAGCGTCTGCTTTGTCCAAAGCGATTCGAGAAACCGGAATCGACAGCTACCGCGGCACAACGAGCAACTACTACTTCGCTGGCGTCGAATTTGACTCCGGCGATGAGTACCTCCAAGAACCACCTACCGATGGAAACCAAGAACATCGGTACATCGTTTCTTTTGATCTCTTGGTGCATTACAAGGAGCCATAGGCATGCCAGCACTCACCGTACCAGATACCGGACTCGGAGCCACCATCAGCGGCACCGGATTGGTTACCACGCTGATCAAAAAGATTGGCGATTACAGCATCGGAACCGAGCAACTCGAAACCACCAGTCTATCGACGAGTGGAATGAAGACAATTCGTCCGAGCGATCTCCGCAACAACCCAGAACTAACAATCACCTTTTACTGGACTGGTGCAGCACCAGGCATAACCACGCAAATGATTCCGACAGCGGAACCGTATGCTGGCATCAGTGCCACCATCACCTACCCAGGAGCCGGGTCGCTCCAGGGGACCGTTTTCGTCAAGTCCGTCAAATTTCCATCCTGCGAGCAAGGCAAGATCATGGAAGGCGAATACACGATCGTCTTCGATGGTGCCACTGCTCCTTCCTTCACTGTGGCGTAATAACTAATGATCACTTTGCAAAAGCATTTGGCAATCAATCTCCAAGGCGAGGAGATTGAAATCACTCAATGGCAGATTCTCGACGATGGCGTTCTTATCGGCTATTTGCCGCACGCTGTCGATTCCGAGATTTTGCCATTGTCAAACTTTCCCTGGCACAAGACCGACGAAGTCGTCGCTGAATGCGTCGCACAGCGTCCAATTTTCTGTCCGGAGGAGTCCAAGGTAAATCCGCCACAGACGCACTTGAAGCAAGTCGTTGAGGCGATTAAGGCACAACTCGAAGAATCGGACGAGGACGATGAATAAAGACGATTTTCTTGCTTCGCTTGCCGAGCCATTACGTGAAAAGGTGGTAGAGATCGCTGGTCGATCCTATCGCCTCCGCGAAATGACCGAGGAGCAAGGCACGCAGTACGAATTGATGATTCAGGACAAAGCTGGACGGTTCGACTTTTCCAGAGCACGCCGAGCCATGATCGCAATCATGCTGCTCGACGATTCTGGCAATCGGATTGTGGACGACGAATCGCAGCTCAAGGCGATGCCGCGATCCGTGGCCGGAGTCCTGTTCGACGAGTGCCAGCAGCTCAACCGCTACGATCCTGGCGAGGTCAAGGCGTTGGTAAAAAACTCCGACGAAGTCCCCGGCTGATGCTCGCTGGAAGACTTGCATTGGAGTGGGGCATCGTGGACGTCCAGGCGTGGCTTGCATCGCTTCCGAGAGGTGCTTTGGACTTCTGGGCAGCGTTTGACCAGGTCGAGCCTATTGGCGAGCGTTGGGCACAATCAGCGATGATCGCTCACCAGGCGGCATTCGGTGTTTACTGCCAGGCCGGAAAAGAGCCACCGGACTTTGAGGACTACATGCCTCCGCGGTGGAAGAGGCCAAAGAAGCGAGTTGAGATCACGTTGCCGTCGAGCAGCAGCGAGAACCAAAAGGCGTTTGGCGGAATGTTGAAATCTCTAGGACTGGAGAAGGCGAAGAATGGCCGGAACGATCAACGCAGCTAGCCTCAAGATCGGCATGGACATTACGGAGCTGAAGGCTTCCGGTCAATTTGCATCCAACGAATTGCGATCCATTGGTCGGATTATGACCGACTTGGAAGGTCCGACTGGCAAGTTCGAAAAGCAAATGCAACTGCTTGAACGAGCCATGAAGCAGGCCGGACTATCCGAAGAGCAAATGGCACAGGCTCAGGAGCATCTTGCCAGGAAGTTCGGGGTTGTCACGCCAGCGATGCAAAGAGCCGCTGAAGAAGCGAAGCAACTAGCCGACGCAGAAGCATCGTTGAAAGAGCAAGCGAAAGAATTGTCCGATCAGATGGCGTATGAGGCCCAGATCCTTAAGCAACGTGAGGCCATCATGCAGCGTGGTGCTCAACTGACACGCCAGGTCGAAACCGCCGAAGATCGAATGAACCGGGAGATCGCGGAATACAACGCACTGAGAAAAGCCGGTGCGATTGACGAACAAGCTCACTTTCGACTCATTCAGCAGACCACGCACCAATACCTGACAGCCGAAAAAGCTGTAAAGGGATTCAAGGATCAAGTTAAAGAACTTGAAAAGGCGAAACCGCAGTCGTTGACGGATTCACTAAAGAATTTAGCAATGACTTACATCGGACTGTCTGCGGCTGTAAGTGGACTCAAAATGTCTTTGAAGCTTGCCGCTGAAGCTGAATCGAGCAAGATTGCATTCGAAGTAATGACTGGATCGGCTAGCACTGCCGAGAAACTGCTTAAAGATTTCAGGAAGCTAGACGTTCAGAGTCCAATCAATTACGCCGACTTTACACGTGCTGGCAAGACGCTTTTGCAGTTTGGCGTTGCTACGGAAATGATCACTCCGACTTTGCGACAACTATCTGCCGTGTCCCTAGGCAACTCGGAGCAGTTCCAATCGTTGACGCTTGCGTTTTCTCAGGTCAGTGCGGCTGGGCGACTCACCGGCCAAGACCTTTTGCAATTCGTCAACGCTGGTTTCAATCCGTTGCAGGAGATCAGCCGCACCACTGGCGAGTCAATGCTTGCCTTAAAGAAACGCATGGAGGATGGAGGCGTCTCGGCAGCGGAAGTCGCCAAGGCGTTCGAGTTAGCGACAACCGCTGGTGGCCGGTTCGCAGGCATGAACGAGCGTTTGGAAAACTCGCTTGCAGGTCAGTTCTCAAAAATGCAGGGAGACATTCGAGCAGCAGCTACTGAACTTGGAACATCGCTAATACCAGCAGTAGTAGAACTCAGTACGTTGTTTCGAAACTTAATGAACAGCACACAAAGCGGAGGACGCGAAGGTTTTTTAGCGTTTTACGTTCGCAAGTTTAGCGAAGGAACAGGTGCATTTTTTGCTTCATTGCAGGGACAGGCAGACGAGTACCTTGACAAGCTTAACGATGTAGCTGCCGAACAAGCATTTATGGCGAAATTCGGAGGGCTGATAGCAGAACACGAAGCAAAGGTAAACAAAAATAAAGCTGAGGATCTAAGGAAGATTCAAGAGGAGCAGGCAAAAGTTACACAGCTAGAAAGAGAGAAAGCGGCGGAATTTGCAAAGCAAAGCGAACTTAATAAAACTCAAACCAGCGAACTTCAGAAGTTACGCGAAGAATACGACCTTCTGACATTAGGCCAGGAGGGAGCCATCGAAGCACAGCAGCGAGCCGCAGGCTATACCGATGCCGACATTGAGCGTTACAAGAAGTTTCGCAATACAGTCCAAGCACTTCGAGAAGAAAAAGAGAAGGCAAACGAAAGCGAAAAGGCTTTCAAGCAATCGCAGAGTGACGCTGACAGCTTGTTCAAGAAGTTTAACCCGCAGTCTGGAATGCGTGGCGAATTTGAAAAGCTGTTTAATCTTCGCCAAGGCGGATTCATCGACGACACGCTGATGAGCCAAGCAGGCGTCAGCCTCGCGGCTGGATTCGTCCAGAACGCATCTGGCGGCCTAGCATCCACTATAGCACCTGCTCTACGAGCCGGTTCCGTAGAAGCGTACAAGTTCATCGCACAGCAAAACGAGAAATCAAAGCAAGCTGCCGAGGCCAAGAAGCTTGCCGAGGACCAGTTAAAAGAACTTCGCAAGATCGCGGAGCAAAACACCAACGCACCACGCCTAGCGATGGCAGGAAGAAACTAAAATGCCTAGCGAAATTGTCGGCGAGAAACGTAGTGGTTCTGGCAGCATCAAACGTGGCGAGTCAAACTCGTTGACGTTCACATCCAGCGTCACCTTTTTGGTAGTCACCGACTCGAAGTCAGTTACCCGCGAAGAGGTGCTGCTCCAAACTCCCGGTCTACCGATTGTCGGCTTGCTGTACGGCCCGTACCAACTCGTCTGCACGTCGAAGTCCTGCACTCGATCGGAGGTCAATCCGCTCTACTGGGACGTAGTTTGCGAGTTTGAGAGCAATAAGGAGGACCAGAAGCAGGACGAAAACAACCCTAGCGAAAATCCAACAACTTGGATTCCAGTTTTTAAGGTCGATTCGTTCAGCACCAAAGAACGTGTCGTCACCAAGGACAAAACCACACCGACAGCAAAACTCATAGCAAACAGTGCAAAAACACCGTTTGAAACACCGCTTACCGAAACTCGCACGCTTGCTCAATTCAGTTTCACGCAGTTCGAAAATGCGTCACAGGATCTTAAGACGATCATGGACCGCAACGACTGCGTCAATAAAACATCTTTTGCTGGCAGAGCCGTGCGAACGTTGCTTTTGGAAGTCACTGGAGCAGAGCTTGGATACTTTGGTGGGTTTCAAGCGTGGAGAGTCACATATCGAGTCACCTACGATCCAGACAATCACGACGTCAATTTGCTAAATGTTGGTCCCGTCGACATCAACGGGAAGCGTTGCTACGACGCAGATGGAACCACCGCCATCATCGGCAATCTTGACAAAACGACTGGATTGTTCAAGGCGGCTGGTTCTGATCCAGACGAGGTCACGTTTCGCATCAAAAAAGAAATCGAGTTTGCCGATTTCATCAGGAGCTAACCGATGGCCGACGAATCCGACACCATGTACGCCTTTAACAAGGCCGACTCGACCGCACTCATCCGCATAATTGGCGGTCAAACCGTATCTGGTTCCGATTCCAGCACCACGCCATCGATTGGCTTCGATACTAGACTGGGTGTGGCAAACAGCTCAATTACAGCACGCAGCGGAACGACGCTTGGCACAGGCACTGTGACAATGAAGAAGATTAGCGATGTTGGCGTTGTCTCCACGTTTGATATGCAAAAGCTAGACACGTCTAGCAGTTCTATCACCGTATGGAATCCAGGATCGGCCATCGCATCTGGTGCCTACGTTATTTGCTTCCGCGTCGGAAACAAATGGATTGCCGTGGGGGTTTGCTAAATGGGTACCATTGGGAACTGCTGCTGCACTTGCTACATACCAGACAACTACGAACTTCCTACAATTACCAAGACTGGATGGACTGCATCAAGTTGGGGCGGGCTATGCTGCAAATGCATGACGCTTTCACCAAACGATCCATACAATTTGCAGTGGCAAAATTGCTGTTCGTCGGCGTTTTTAACACAAACCCGCACCATTGATGAAATCCGCAGATACATAAAAAAACCAACGGTAAAGCCGAAGGTTGGGTTGCCGACAGATTTGCTACCATGCTCTTTTACTGTTGAAGAGGTTCACTGCTGCCCAGATCCCGAATCAACCTTGTTTGATCTAAGTTCAACCCTTATTCAGGAAAACAAATACAAGCTTTTGTCTGGAATAAAATTAGCATACATAGAGATTTGCATTTCGAAGCAAGAGGTTACCTGCGGAGATGCGTCTCCTGTCACTAAGTGGATTGTGTCATCAAAGTATTTCTTCAATTATGTTGCACGCATAATTCGAGATAGAACCGTCACACTAACCAGGGAAATAACCGGATTAACCGATCCTTGTGTGTCTATCAACGACGATCCAGCACCAACATTGTTGTGTAGTGACGAGGAAACAGGAACCTGCGATCTGGACGATTTAACTGGGCCGGGGATACTGTGTGTGCTATCGAGCGGGCTTGCTAGTTTCAACAGAGTCAAATTTTACGATACTCTTCCAACTGGTACGGTGACTTTTACCGATTCCGATCTAGGATCTGACTGCGTCTGGGATAGCTGCGGATCTAACGACGCTCGTGAAACATCGCTGTGCTTTTCAGTTTCTTCAGTTCCGGCGTGTAATGTCGAGATTGATCTTTGCGATTGCAATGTTTCCACCAGCAAGTCTTTAACACCTACAACCGTAAACATCGACAATTTGTGTTGCCAGCGGGAATGCATACCAATAACTGTACCTGGGTCGCCTGATTATCCATATACGATTTTTATCGGGTGTTGCGACGGAGACGTGCTGGATTCGTTTTGTGAACCAAGTGAATGCTATTCATTCGATTGCGGGACTCAAACAGTTTATGCAGGCGAAGCAATCGGCAATCTGGATGAGTGCGAGACGAAAATAGATTATTGGTTGAACGTAAGTTGCGCGTTGGGGCCAGGACAGTTTTATCAGCTCTATTTCATAAAAACATGCAACGAAAATTCTGATTGCTACTGGGATGAGTGGGCTGCGACTACTTGCACCTTATTCGGTTGTGGAACGATTAAATTTTACGTCTACGAAGTGTTTTTATCTCGCGATGTGGAAAAAGCATGCACATTCGTCAGTCGCCAGTGCTGTTTTAATTCGCCTAGTTGGTCAGTAAATTTTGCTTAAAAACAGGACTCAAATGGCAACAATTGAACTTGGTTCTGGTGTAGTTCCCAACGAAACAATAAAGAAACAAGTAAAGCAAATGAGTACGCAAACTGTGAATGCTTACTCCCAGCGTGAGCAAAACTTAATTCCATCACAGGACGCTATTGGAAACGCAGGAAGATTTGCTTGGAAACTGCTGCATTCCTATCGAGGATGTGATCCGCAATGGATGGACCTATGGGTTTACTTCATTCCAAATCGCTGTGAATGCAAAACGGGATACCAGCAAATTATCAAGGAAATGCCACCAGACTACTCCAGTCCGATGTCGTTTTTCCATTGGACAGTACGCATTCACAACGCAGTTAATCGAAAGCTTGGCAAAACTGAACTGACGCTCGGCGAGGCACTCACACTCTGGCGAAATGTTCGGCCCTGGTCTGGAAAAACCAAAGCAGTCGTTACCGTTGCCACAGGCCGCGAATATCTCGATCTTCTTGAGATCACCGGACCAACGATCAAGGCCTACGCTGACCGCTGTCAAGCAGATTACATCGCACTCACGAACGCTACAAAGTCCTGGTGGGGACTGGAAAAGTTCCGCACGCGGCATTTTGCTCAGCAATACGAGGAAGTGCTTTTTGTCGATGCCGACTGCATCATCAAGGAATCGTGTCCATCGCTTTTCGGCCAAGATTGCGATCTCATGATCCATGACGATGCACCGTACCTCCAGAGCCTCGATTGGCTGCGATCCGAACGAAAGCAAGTTTGCACAGCAATTGGCATGGAGTACGACAACAGCGACATCTGCCTAAACTCTGGCGTTGTCTACACGCGAAAATCGGCAGCGTCTGTTTGGACTGCACCGCCAGAAACCATACCGACAAGCCACTGTGCCGAGCAGATTGTCGTTGAGCAGCAGGCGATCAAACACGGGTACGAGTTGCTCGACTCACAATTCAACTGGCAATTTTATTTCAAGAACTTCTGGGATGGACTCGACGACGCACACATAATCCACCTAGCGACTTGCAAAACAAAGCTTGATACCGCAAGATCTATCATAAAGGATTTCTGTAATGGGTCAGTGGAAGATCAAAAAGCTGGACACTAATGTCATCGAAATAATCGTTGACATGAAGAAAAACAACCAATGGAGTCAGGATGTTTTGCTTCGATCTGATGTGCATCACGACAATCCAAAATGCAACCAAAGGCTAGAAAAAAAGCACCTCGATCAAGCCAAAGAGACGAACGCAATCATTATCGACAATGGCGATTTGCACTGCGCAATGCAGGGCAAATGGGACAAACGAGCCGATAAAAACTCGCTTCGGCCAGAGCATCGTGGAAACAACTACTTTGACCTGTTAGTCGAAACTGCTGCCGAGTTCTACGAGCCTTACAAGGATCAGTTTGCAGTACTTGGAAAAGGCAACCACGAAACCGCGATAACCAACAGGCACGAAACTGATCTGACAGATCGACTTGCAGCGAGGATGCGACAATACGGATCCAAGGTAGAGGCTAGTGGCTACGGTGGCTGGGTGATCTTTCGTTTTAACCTAGCTAAGACAATCCAGAAAAGCATAATCCTGTATCACTACCATGGAACTGGTGGTGGTGGGCCAGTGACGAGAGGCACAATTCAAACCAACCGGATTGCGGTATTCACACCAGATGCTGACATTGTTGTGACTGGACACACTCATGACGAATGGTGCCTAACCATACCTCGGCAGCGCATCAGCTCCAAAGGCGTGGTTTATCACGATGAGCAACTGCACATCCGCCCACCCGGCTACAAAGACGCATGGGGTGACGGACATGGAGGCTGGGAAGTCGAAAAGATGCTCGGTCCAAAGGCCCTAGGATCGCACTGGCTAAGTTTTAAGTGGGACGGGGCAAAGAGAGTCCTTTACTACGAGACGAGGCGTGCTAAGTGATGTTTCAGGCATTGCGAGATGCCCTGAAAAAGTCGAATCCAACAATCTGCGTTTCAGTGCGCAGATTGAGTCTCCCTGACTCGCTGTGTGGAGATTGTCGTCGCAAATCAGATCACTTCTTGATTCGCATTAACGCCAAAAAGAACGAGCAGGTCCAGCTCGATACGCTGGTGCATGAATTTGCCCACGCGATCTCGTTTCTCGAGTGGGAAGAAACCCACGCTCACGGACCCATCTGGGCTCAGGCACATTTGCAGTGCTATCACGTCTACGAAAAAATAATTTCTGGATAAGTTCGCAGACGCAAATCCCAACAAAAACACTGGGGAAAAGAACTCGCTGATAATCCGCTGATAATTCTCTGATAATCGAATTTTGGATTTTTTCTTCAGGTGGTCTTGATTCCGACCGAAAACGACTTTAGATTTTTATCCGTGCGATTGATCGTCAGTCGCAGGTAAGTTTTGGTTTATGTCTTATTGGGGAATCATGATGGTAGCTGAAAGCAACTCTGAAGAACTTTTTGAAAACGAAGGCGCGGTTGCGTCTGGCATGGCAGTGATTACTGCATGCAACGTCATTCGAGCCACGAACTGCTCGATTCGCGATCTCACCGCTGCACTGTCCGCTCTTGGTTTCGGTGCCGGTGAGTTGATCTCGGTGTACATGATGCAAGCCGCAGGTGAATTGGCGCATCCCGATCAGTCGGTGATGGACGAAATCAAGGCTCAGATTTCTGGAGGTGCCGAATAATGTCTTGGTGCTTTTGGGTAACAATGAAACTGATCGAAGAATCGGGAACTACCAACGTGATGGAGTTCCGCAGGTTCAGTGGTAAAATGACGCGCTGTGATTGCGACCAGGAACTCAGCCTCGAGTACGCAGAAATGCGCGATCAAGGTTGGGATGTTTCCTGGCGAGCAATTGAGGCAACAGGCACCGATGAAATCATGGAGATGAACTCTCATGCAATCTGGCCATAAAG